AGTTGTTAGTGGCCTTGTCGATAGTCGCGATGTAGCGAGTGATGGCGCTAAAGCAGTCACTGCTCATGGCTGGGGCGATCATGCTGGCCTGTATGCGACAACGTCATCTGTTAGCTCACAAATAACCACCGCGATTGGCACCAAACTCAATTCATCCGCTGTAAGTACCTACGGTCTAAATCTGATTAACGATACTAACGCTGCGGCTGCAAGAACTACATTAGGGCTGGGCACAGCAGCGACCACTGCGGCTAGTGCTTACGCGACATCTGGACAAGTTTTGACTAACGTGCCGTCTGATGCTTTATTCACAGATACCGTTTTTTCTTTGCCCTTTGCAAACAACTCCGCTAACTGGAACACTGCTTACGGCTGGGACGATCATGCTACCGCTGGATACACCTCTAACATAGGCGACATAACTGGTGTAACTGCGGGTACAGGTTTGACTGGAGGAGCTACTTCAGGCACTGCAACACTTAACGTCATTGGTGGTTCAGGCATTACTGCTAGCGCAAATGATGTTGCTGTTGACTCTACTGTATTGAGAACTAATACGGGCGCTCAAACAATAAGTGGAGACCTTAAATTCGATAGTGGCAAGTCTCTTTATATAGCTGATGTAAGTACTACTACTGGTAGAATCCCCGCCCCCGGAGGAGGGCTGCTCACTGTCAGTTCAAGTCCTGCTACCGGAGCGTTTAAGATAAAGCTCCCCGTTGCAACTGCTAACAATAGTTCAATGATAAGTTTTGAAGTACATATTTTTGACTATGGCGATAAAGAGAGCGTTAATCTGCGTATTTCAGGATACGCACACGGTAGCGGAGTCAACTGGAATCGCCAAACTGTTACTATATTGTCCGCAGTAACAGGTAAAGATTACACAGTCCGTTTTGGTTCGGACGGCACTGGCAATTGCCTATGGATAGGAGAGCTTACTTCAACTTGGAGCCACCCAAAAGTAGGTATTTTTAACCTAATGGTTGGACACACTGCAAACCTTTCTGAGTTTGCAAGCGGCTGGAGTATTACACTGGCGACAGGTTTTGACACTGTAGAGGACACCATATCTGGCAACCTTCCTTATGGAAAGTTATTACCAGATTCCGTAAACGGCACTAATATTGCTAACGATGCTATCAACTCTGAACATTATGTATCAAATAGTATTGACCCTTTACACCTAAATGTAACAGGCAACGGAACCAACACGCAGTTTTTACGATCTGATGGCGATGGCACTATGTCTTGGGTTACACCCCCTGACACTAACACTGTCTATACCTTTCCTCACACAATTAGTTCTGCCGCTGGCAACAGTTCAGTGGTTCAAAGAACCTCGGCGGGGCATATAAAGGCGAATTATTTTAACACCACCCCCGACACTGTTGGTAGTGGCGTGACTCAGGTTTGTGTTGAGACAGGGAACGATGGGTTTATTCGCCACGGCACTGCCGCAGCTATAAGAACTTTTCTTGGCGTGGCCGCTAGCGCAAATAATTATGTGCTTCCCTCTACTGTTATCACTAGCTCCGCCGCGCAATCTAACAACATAGTTATAAAAAATTCATCGCCAACTATAAATTTGAGGGATACCAACCATCGTGGTGCCCACCTGCACTGCAACGAAAACCGATTCTATATACTTAACGCTAGTGCGGTAAATTCAACATCTTATGCGCCGGTAGGCGGCCACTTTGCTTTCTATATCAGCACGACCAACAACGCCGCCAATTTTGGCGGCTCGCTCACAGCGGTAGGTAACATTACTGCGTACTCTGATGTGCGCATTAAAGACAATATCGAAACGATTGATGGTGCTTTGGAAAAGGTCACTAAGATGCGCGGTGTTTACTACAACCGTAATGACCTTGATGAAAAGGAAAACGCAGTTCGCAGGACAGGAGTTGTTGCACAAGAGATAGAAAAAGTGCTTCCCGAAGTTGTGCGCGAGAACGAAGAAAAAAATGTCGATGAAAATGGCGCTACTCTGGATGGTGGCCGCAAGCGTCTTACTGTTGACTATGGAAATATAGTGGGCATTCTTATAGAGGCTATTAAAGAGCAGCAAGTACAGATAGACGAGCTAAAAGGAAACTGATATGGCCTTACCCGCAGCTAATCAGCCTATTTCTTTTTTGGATTTGCAAAATGAGTACGGCGGTTCTGGGCCTATAAGTCTCAGTGAGTATTTTAGGTCTCCCAATGCAAGCAATACGAAGGCTGTGAATTTTGGCTTTCAGGGAAACTGGGGGTACAACTCTGGCTTCAGCAACAGCGGCTATAGCGAAACCAACAGGCACATGGTTATGGATTTTTCCACTAAATATGGCTCCGAGCTTTTGGCCCATCAAATAAGATGGGTGTTTAACGGCGCTGTCGTGTCTAATACTTTGCCCGCAGTAAAGTATTCAAGCTCTGACTTTTGGGCTAACAACGGAGGGCAATCCTATGTTCTGACAGTCGGGAGCGCGCCCCAGTCTCAGCTAGCGACCAAGAATTATGGCCGTTCGCCTTTTACTGGAATGACGGGGCCGCCACAGTACTATAGAACGGAGACCTATTCGGCTACCGGTTCCAAAGCGAGCCAAGCGGGGGGCATCCTGTTCTACTACTACTACTATAGTAAAACACAAACCAGATCGTTTGTTAATTACAACAGCACTGTTCCAATTAGCAGCACAAACAACGCTACAATATCTATGTCCAACTTCGCTAGTCAGGGAAACTAATGCGAGCTATTGGCTATACCATTCTTGCCGACCCACCATGGGGGAGAACCGTTTATATTAAAACGGGGGTATGGATTATGGCTATACACATGCCAGAAAATGGTGGCAACACTCCAACAGAGGAAGAAGTTAGGGCGGTTGCTGATGTTGTAGTGGAAAGCTATAGACCTCAGCATCCAGACGAGGCTATCAGAGTGCAGTACGAGACTCGCGATAACGTAATATCCGTGCAGGAGATTTAGAAATGGCGCACTCTGGTCTGGTTTATAGCACCGACACAGGCGGCAATATAGATGAAAAACTGTTTGTTGCAAATTGTTTTGATGTTTCTGCTGGTGTGTATTTTGATCGAGACAACTGGGATTCGATGCCCAATGCTGAAAAGGGCGATGAGCGACATTCCGTCTATAATTTTCTAAGGGTAGCTTGGGCAGGTCAAAACATCGTCGGTGCGGTAACTGCTACGCATACGTGGGAGCAAGATGATGATGTTACTGCTGAATGGTTTGTCGCGCATCAATCTGTAGTTACAGCAGCACTCGACGGACATGGCAGCTTTACTTACACAAATGTTGACATGGAAGCCAGAGTAGCCGTAGCGCGGGTTGTGCCTAGCACGACACGTACGCGCTGGATAGATTACCCGTACAAGTACGCGCCCGACATAGACTACTTGAAGGTAGAGATGGACGCGGGCGCGTCGTTAATATGCACGATTGCTATCGCTGATAACTGGGAGTCATGGGTGTCTGAGGAGCGAGATGTAATCGCGGATATGACTGAGACAATTGAAAGCCCAGCCATCGGAAAGCCTGTATACATTACATTCAGCGCAGACTGCGAGGTTAATGGCAATGCTGTAGGGAGAGGGGACACTCTAAAGTTAACGTCTTCTTCGTTTAATATTACCACTGCTGCTAATACTAAATTGATAGCAAATTATAGTCTAGGAGAATAAAAATGAGTCAGTATAAAGAAAGATTGGACGCCGCCAAAATAGAATACGTTTCTACAGACGGCGTCGCGGAGGCGGGCACTCGGTTGTGGTGGTGCGTCAAACAAGTCGGGCATAGCTGGACAAACATGGACGTTGAGAATTTACGGTACTTGTTCCCAAAGCTAACAAAAGAAACTCCTTTTCCTTTCGGCAAGGATTGGGCTTACATCATAGGGCATGTGTCTCAGTTTTTTATTGTGCCCACTATAGTCTTGCAGTTTCTAGCCCTAAGAAAAGCTAAGTAGCTTCGCCTTATGCCCACTAATTACCCAGTCGAGAAGATAGTGATTCACGGCTCAGCCAGCCCATTGCGAGGAGATTCTGCTGAGGATGTCCACCGCTGGCACCTACAAAACGGGTGGGACGGGGTGGGGTATCACTGGCTAATTGGCGAAGGTAAGTGCGAAGCAGGGCGGCCTGAGTATTGGATAGGGTCTCATGTGCGAAGGCACAACACGAACAGCATAGGCATTATGTTATTTGGTATGGGGCCAGACGAGTACACCGAAGCGCAAATGAGCATATTGGCTAACAAGTGCAGAGAGATTTTAGCTAGACATGAGACCATTACTGACGTTTGCGGTCATAGTGATTTAGACCCTGTTAATAAGCCGTGTTGCCCCGGTTTTAATGTCAGATTGTGGGCTAAAGAAACTGGAATAATGCCAAGGAGCAACCGATGAGCATTGCAGCGATTACCAGCATGTTAGTAGGGCCAGTGGCCGATTTGATAGGCAAATTTATACCCGACAAAGATCAGGCGGCTAAATTAGCCCACGACATAGCAATCATGGCAGCCACTCAGGCCCACCAACAGGCAATGGGGCAAGTAGAGGTAAATAAGGTTGAAGCAGCGCATAGATCAGTGTGGGTTGCGGGGTGGAGACCCTTTATCGGCTGGACTTGTGGGCTAGGACTCTTTTACAATGTACTGGCGCATCCGATAGCTTCTATTTGGTACGAAATGCCTGTAGTAGACCCAGACTTGCTGTACCCTGTAATGCTGGGTATCCTTGGCATTGGTGGTATGAATGTCGCAGCTAGAACTTATGAGAAAGTTAAAGGCGTCGCCGTATAATAAGGAATTTTTGAAATGAATAAGGAAAGACGAAGAAGTACGGATGTAGGTTGGCAGAAGTTTTTGACCGTTGAAATTCTCATGGGCATTTTTGCAATGGTTTTTGTGGCGGGAGGAATCTGGGTCACTCTAAGCTCTGATATTTCTTATGCTCAGTCGTCTACCGCCGAGAACACTGTTAAGCTACAGAATCTTGCCCGTCAGGTTGCTTCCATAGACACTGACTTGCGTATAATTGCGGCAGACGCAGAGCATAACAAAGATACAGCCGATGAGATTAAAGCTGACCTTAAAGAGCAAAGAACCGACATAAAAGGAAAGAAAAATGAGCGAGCGCGTGAGTATATCCATTGATGTTTTAAACAAAGTAATCACAGTTTTAGCGGGATTACCCTACCAACAAGTTAGTGGGATTATCGAAGAAGTGCAGATAGACGTAAAGGCTGGCGTTATTGATGATAGTACCCACGAAGATTCTGGTGAATAGGTATGGTAGCAATCCGCGCTAGCTCGTTTGGAGGCATACGCCCAAAGCTCAACGCTCGGTACTTAGGCGAAGATGGCGCGCAAATAGCCAACAACGTAGATACTACTCGGCAGGGCGCTTTAACCCCTGTACATGATTTAGGGGATAACGTACTTGGTGGTAATGTCAGCCTTGCTGTCAGCGGCTTCGTACCTAAAACTCTTTTTCGGTATGGCATAGATTATCTAGTAGAAGACGACAAGAAGTGGGTATCTTCTACAAGGCACGTCAACTTTGCGCGCGGGCAGATTACAGGCGACGAATTTGAAGTGCTGTATTTTACCGACAACAGTGACAGCGGTTTTAAGCCGCAGTTTACAGATAAAAACAAAGTTGGCGCGAAAAATCAGACTATTTTGGGCGGCACTGTTAGCGGCCTTACGCAATCTTTTCCTTTGGGCGTAAACGCCCCAACGATAGCTCCAAAAGTTGTAGGAGTTACAGAAGCCGGTGTCATTGAGGGCCTCACCATAGAGTACAGAACTTATGTCTTTACTCATGTCTACACAAGGTCAGGTAGAGAAATGGAGTCCGCACCTTCGCCAGCTTCACCCCCAACAAAGTACTATTTAGAGTCGGGGCAACTCGATAAAGTTAATACACTAACTAGAGCCGTGCCCGAAGGGGGCGGGCACATGGCCGCCAGCGAACACAAAAAACGCATTTATAGGGCAGTAGCTGGCACTTTTCTTTTTGTAGACGAAATACCCGGAAGCACGCAAGAATATACAGATAGGAAGGACGCTGCGGAGCTAGGTGAGCCGTTGCCTAGCCTTACGTGGTCTCCGCCAGACCCTGATATGAAAGGGCTTGTAAACATGGCTAACGGCATTATGGCTGGGTTTAAGGGTAGGGATATTTTCTTTTGTGAGCCGTATATACCTCATGCTTGGCCTATTAACTACACCGTCACTGTCGATAGCCCTGTTGTAGCAATAGTCAGCCTAGATACTACGTTAGTTGTGCTAACCAACGAGCGACCTTATTTTGTTCAGGGCAGTGACCCTTCTTTTATGACTGTAGTAGAAGCTGACATTGCGCAAGCCTGTATAGCTCCCCGTAGCGCGGCTAAGTTAGGAGGGGAGTGTTATTTCTCTAGTCCTGATGGCCTTGTTACTGTTAGCTCGCGGGGGTCTAAGATAATTACTGAAAACATATTCTCTTACAGGCAGTGGAACGAGTACTTTGAAACAGACAGCATTATCGGTTACGTACATGACTTAAAGTACTATGGGTTTTTTAAGTCTAAGAACACAAACATTCGGCCGAACGGGGTATTTATCTACGATATACCTACTAGGCAGTTTACTATGTCTACGGTAAGCGCTAGTGCGGCTTTTGCCGACCTTCGTTTTGACAAACTTTATGTAATGGATGTTAGAAAAGTAAGGGCGTGGGGTGAAGGCGCTCCAATGTCGTACACATGGAAGTCTAAAATCTTTGGTATGCCTAGCGAGGTTAGCTTCTCTTGTATGCAAATAGAGGCTGAGTCGTACGATAGCATGACTTATAAATTGTACGCGGACGGTTCGTTGCTCCAAGAGGGCGCTGTAACAAGCAGGAATATGATGCGTATAAAGTCTGTTTTGGCCCGCGACTGGGAAATACAGCTAGAAGGCAAAGGCGAAGTATTTAACATAGCGTTAGCTCAGGCAGGGCAGGAGTTAGCTAGAAAATGAGCAAAAACTCAAAAAGCAATCTACCAACTATAACGTCTAATATAGATAAAGACCTGCGTATTTGGACAGACAGAGCGCGGGAGCTTTTAGAGGGAAAAGGCGGGTTTATTGTAACTAGAGATGCGCTGATAGGCAGTGGCCTTGCGAGCGGTGGCCCCGGGGGCAGTATAGCCCCGCCCGAAGGAGATAACGACACTGAACTTATCCCTATATTTACACCCCCCGCGCCAGCATTTTTGAGGGCCAACGGTGGGTGGGCGTATATAAATTTAGAGTGGGGTCAACCTCCTTACTACGGCCACCTCCGATCTCAAGTGTATAGGGCAGAAGGGGCAGTAGCCCTAGATGCTCCTGTTGAAAGCGAGCTTACATACGTACATGGGCAAGGAGACCACGCGAGTGTATGGTCTGACAATGTAGGTACTGGCAAAACATTTACGTATTTCGTGAGGTTTGTAAACTTATTGGGCGTCAAAGGCCCATATAGCGAGGGAGCTACCGCTACCACTGCGCTTGATGTAGAGCAAGCTCTGGACGCACTAAGTAACTCGATAACTACCAGCGAACTAGCTTCTGATCTTACCGCGCTTGTCGATGGGCTAGAAGATAACTACATTGTAAAAATACAGAAAGGCGGCGTTGCTTCTGGGTTTGGTCTTGTGTCTACTGAAGAAGCTACTACAGGTAAAGTAGAGAGTACTTTTGCCATACTCGCTAATAGATTTGCTCTCCTGCCCCCTGTGGAGTTTGACCAGTACAGTCAGCCTTCAAATTCGTTGGTCAAAAACGGAGATTTGTGGAGGCGCGCAGAACTTGATGAAGACGATTCGGTAGCTTCAGTTACCTACAAGTTGCGAGTTAAGAACAAGTGGGAGGATTTTGACCCTGTCCCCTTTGTCGTGCAGTCCACTCCTACTACTCTCCCTAATAGTATAGGCGATGATATAGAAATCCCTGCGGGTGTCTACATAAGGGACGCGTACATTATGGACGCTTCTATTAAGAACGCGAAGATGGGCGTCGCTTCTATAGACAATGCAAATATAGCCAAAGCTGCTATTACCCGCGCTAAGATAGCCACATTAGACGCAGCTTCTATTACTTCAGGCGCAATAAAGTCATACAACTTTAATGCTATCAGTGGAGCTGGATTCTTTTTGCAGTTAGGGTCAGCTCAACTTGAAATTGAAGAAGGCGTAGAGTACCCACAAGAAGAAGTCGCTTTTATATTGCGAAGCGCGGGGAACTCTAAACCCGCACTGCAACTAATAAGCGGAGTGGTTACTATATCTGGTTTGGTAATACGTGATTTTTTGCAGTCTATAACTTATAACGACCCTGAAAAAGCGGGGTGGCAGTTCAATGTAGAGGACGGCACTTTTAGAATTAAAAACGCTGCCCAAGAAACTATATTAGCATCTGGCGGAACTGAGGGGCTTGAAGACCCTAATTTTATTCTGACTATTATAAAAGATAAAATTGCCGAAATTGAAAAGGCTAACAAAGAGGCAAAAGATGACGCTAAAGCTGCCAGTGATGCGGCAGGAGGCGCTCAGGGCACAGCAAATACAGCCGATGACACAGCCTCTACAGCAAAAAGCCGAGTGGATATACTTAAAGAAGACCTAGATGCAACCTTTACGCGTTCGCCGGGTTCTCGAGCGGGGTATACTTTTACTAACGATTTTAAGGACTTTTTTACCAATGATAACGACCTTAAAGACTTCGCTTTCTTAGAGAAAATAACCCCTGCGAATGTTTCTACTTATATAGCTAACGCCTCTATTAAACAGGCTACCATAGCCGCGTTGGCGGTAGGCAGAGCGCAAATAAAAAACTTGGCAGTTTCTACTGCCAAAATAGCAGAAGCAGCAGTAAAGACACTTCAAATTGGTGAGGACTCTGTGGTTGTCGCGAAGGCTTTTCCCGGCAGGGGTGGTAAGGCTTCTTCCAGCGCTGTGGTTGCCGCGACTGGGGGCTTGAACCCGCTGGGAGGTAGAATATTTGCTTCAGTGAGCCTTTCTGCTTCTGCTCGCGATAACGGGCTAACTGTCTCATTGTCGTTTTCTAGCGGCGGAGGCGCAACCGCGCGCGTATCTGCAAATGATAATTCCAGCAGTGGTGAAGGCTCAATTGAAGCCCCTTGCTCAGTTTCTGCGGTATCTGGCTCGTCAGAAATCGGCGTTATAGCGTATGTTACGGTATCGGGAAACGGTGCAACATACAGTAATGTACTGCTAAGTATGTCGGCTTACAGGAGGTAGGCATGGACTACCAATTTGTTTTGTATGAAGTACGTACAGGTAGAATAATTAGTTGTGCGGATACTGTTTCGACAGAAAGCATCGTAGAGGGGTTTGAGCTTGTGGTGGCCGATTTAAACAAGGGCAACAAGGTGAGAACTCAAGGGGAAGCAGTAGACTACATTTGTTCGGGCAGCTACTCAGATTTAAGCCCCGACAGGTATTATGTGCAGGATAATATAAAGGTAATGCCTAAAAGCTCGTTCCCAAAGTTAGATACGTCGCGCAACGGTTTAATAAGGAATATACCTGAAGGGACAGTTGTAATGTGGCCCGACTTACAAGAAACAGTCGAGGATACGGGTATTCTGGAGTTTGACTCCAATGTTAGCGGGGTGTTTGAGTTTTATTTTAGTCACCCGAAATATTTATCTAAAACTATAGAAGTAGAATTTCATGTCTAAACGATTTATTAGCCGTGACCCAACAGTATCGCGACGCAAAGAGTATATGAAGCTGGAAGGTGAAGGCGTGTCACAGAAGGCACTTTGGGCTGCGCTAGAGGCTTTACAGGCGCAAGGTATAGATATTGGGCCAAAAGCAAAGGAAGTACTAGATAAGAGGGTTGCTATTAAGCAAGGCGCGCCTAAATAGTGTCTACTGGTAAAGTAGTTAGCCCTGTGTATCAAAACAGGTTAGTTTTTGACCGTAAAGACCTTATAGGCGCATGGGTAGCGGTTAAAACTGGGCAAGATACAACGTGGGGAGACTACTACGCTATGGGTATTATGAGAGGAAGCACTGTTATTTCTGGGGTAGTGTTCAATAATATGAACGAATCCAACTGCACAGCGCACATTGCTGTTGAAAAACCTACCAAATTACTACTCGACCTTATCGCAGCGGCGTGTTATTACGCCTTTAACCAGTGTAGACTAAAGCGTATGACAGGCATGGTGCCTACTAGTGACGTAGATGTTATAGCTTTCGACAAACATATAGGCTTTGAAGAAGAATTCATAATGAAAGATGCTGCCGCCGACGGCGATATGCAAGTTTTAGTACTAACCCCAGTGACCGCGAGTCGCTGGCTGGAGAGGGCACATGGGTAAGAAATCAAGCGAAGCTCCTGACTACACAGCTATGGCTGACGCCGCACAGTTTGCAGCGGAAACTTCTAGGGACTTAGGCGGAAGGGCAATAGACTTTGCGGAGCGGCAGTATGCAGAAAACAAGCCTAGGTTTGACGCAATTGGAGATGGGCAAATTGCTGCGCAAACTCAGCAGTTAGAACAAGGTAAGGACTACTTTGACTACAACAAAGAAACTTTTAGGCCGTTAGAACAGGGCTTAGTTTCTGACGCTCAGAACTTTAGTAGCGCTTCTTATGGCGAAAAACTGGCAGGGGAAGCCTCTGCCGCAGCGGGTAACGCCTTTGCTAATACGCAACAACAACTGGCGCGTTCTGACGCAGCGCGGGGACTTAACCCCAACTCACCAGCCGCTAGGGCCGCTAGACAACAGGCTTCACTAGGTTTAGCCGCTTCCAGAGCTAACGCTATGACAAACGCTACCAGTCAAGCTGAGCAACTTGGTTGGGCTAGACGCCTAGACGCAGGTGGCTTAGGTCGTGGTTTGGCGGGTGCATCTTCCGCAGCCTACCAAGGTTCTGTGGGGGCTGGCTCTGCGGGTGTTAACACTTACCAAGCTGCTGGGCAGAATTATCAGGCGGGTATTTCTTCTGGTGCGGGCATATACAATGCTGGTTCACAGACTCAAATGAGTGGCTTAAACAGCATTATGGGCACTCAGATGGACGTGTACTCATCTAACCAAGAGATGGAAGGTGCCAAGTTTGGCGCGGTTATGGGCTTAGCTGGTGGGGCAATGGGTGCATCTGACCGTAGACTTAAAGAAAATATAGAGTTCCACCACAAAGATATGAACTTGAACCTTAACTTCTACACGTTTAACTATATATTAGCGCCAGATCGTACGTTTGTAGGTCTTATAGCTGACGAAGTTATTACTAGTTACCCACATGCTGTAGAACTCGGCCAAGACGGATACTACTCTGTGAATTACGGCGCGCTTAACACGCGTATGCTTGAAATAACTAGCAAGGAGACCGCGTAATGGGTTTTGCAGCAGGTATGTACGCGGGCCAAAAAGCCGCAGAAAGCGCGATTGATAACTTTAGATCAGCTAGAAAAAACCGTGACGAGCGGCAAGTTCAAGCTGAAATAGAGGGCTTGCAGACAAAAAACGCCGAAGAAATAGAATCTTCCACTGCCGCTGGCGGCGCTTATGACGCTGAGCAGTTAAGACTGGCTAGTATGTCTCCACAGCAGCTAAAGGCGCAACAAGTTGGCTTAGGTAGAACCCCTGCCGGCAGCGTCCCGCAAATGTCTCCTGTAGCGAATCCGCAGTTTAGACCAGACCCAAATCAGACAGTTGGTGCGGGGCTAATGATGCAGCCAAACTCACAGCAGTCTCGCTCTCCTGCTTCTGGGCAAGCTATGGGCATGGGCGCAAGACCAGAACAAGTTGCCGCTATAACTCAATCGGAGATGTTACGTAAGCGCGAAGGGTTACTACGTAGTCGCGGGCAAACAGAGATGGCTGACGATGTAGCTATCCGTGCATCGAACCAAGAAGACATTGATTACAGACAGGGCAGAGATGTTAAAGAAGACGAGCGTAACGCGGTTCTGGACTCGCAAAGAGACCAGACGTTTAAACAACAGCTTGAAATTAACGGATACCAGCTAGAAACTCAGAGGGAAGCGAGAGCTGTCAAAGATGCTGTAGATAGCCTGAGTAAATTTGGCTCAGTCGATGAAGCGATGGCGTCGTCTTTATACAACGACCTTCCGGCATCACAAAAGGCAGCGGTTGCTGGCACAATGACTGGCGTTGCTAATGCGGAAATGTTAGCGAGCCAAGCAGGGATTAAGAAGCAGTTTAGTAAAGCTACTGACATTGGCGGCGTAATAGGTATATACAACGACGATGAAGCGCTTACTGAAGGTACTACTATAGAAGGCGTAGAGTTGGAAGATGGCGGCTATCGGCTAGATACTTACCAAGATCAGGGCCTTCCGCCAGACGGCGATGAAGGCCCATCCCAGACTCGCGATAACGGGCTAACAGGCTCCATGACATTTCCAGATGCCGAGACTGCTGACCTTTACTTGCGCCAAAAAGCGTTAGACCCAGTAACCGCTGCTATGTATTACCAAGAGCAGAAAGCTGCTATGAGAACGGTAGCGGCTGAAGCACTTGCGGATGCTAGTGACGACCAAGTTAAAGCGTTAGACTCACTCATAAAGATGCGCATTGAGTTCAACAGCGATACCGGTGCTTTCTTTGGCTTGCCTCAAGAAGAAAAAGAAGAAGAATGGGGTAAAATCGTATCAATGTATGCGGGAATCTTGACCCCCAAGCAAATGGAAGCGCAGATGGGCGGTCTTAAAGACGCGCGTGAGACTCCGGCTGGTGCTAACTGGTTTAAAAACCTCATCAGCTCTGATGAGGGCGAAACTGCTGAGGGCGAAACTGCTGGGATTCCCGGTGAAAAAACTAGGGGAGAGCAGATTTCTAATATAGGAGGCGGGTTAGTGGACGCAGGAGTGGGCGCGCTTAAAACTACTCCACTAATGATGGGGGCAAGAGCAGCGCTATACGGCGGAGGTAAGGTGCTAGATGCAGCAGACTATCTTACAGATAAAGCCAGAGGGCTATCGCCGGGAAAGTAACGGGAGGGTCTCCTAGCCCTCAAGCCTCACCGCCACAAGCCTCACCGCCACAAGCGGCTACGTCAAAAAAAGGGCTGACCAATACCCCTACCTATAACCGTTTAGAAACGAAAGGTGGGTATACCCCTGCATCTACTGGCGACCCCTCGTTTGATAAGTTTGTTGACCAGATTATTCTCGCAGAAAGCGGCGGAGACCCCCGTGCGGAAAGCGATGCAGGTGCGAAAGGGCTTATGCAGGTCATGGACGCTACTGCCAGTGACCCCGGCTTTGGGGTAGAGCCTCTCAAAAACCTATATGACCCTGAAGAAAACGTACGTTTTGGGCAGCAGTATATAGGCGCTTTACTTAATCGGTATGGCGGCGACAAAGAAGCTGCGTTAGTAGCTTACAACGCTGGCTTTGGTTATGCAGACAAATGGTTAAGGTCAGGTAGAGATTACGCTTCGCTGCCGCAACGGCAAGAAACTGAACCTTATGTTAGAAAAATAATGAAAGGGTTTATCGGATAATGCCTATATATAACCTAGAAGGGCTTAGGGAAAGCGCAGGGAATCCTGACGTAAGCGACGAAGTTCTTGTGAGTACGTACGCACAGGCCACAGGCCAAAACATGTCTGAGGTGGCAAGCTATCTTGGTATGGACACTGGCATAGATGGCGGTGCGTTTAGCACTGGTCTAGCTGCGGGTTCTGACCAAATACAAGGCTTAGGTTATGGCGCACTGGCTGCTGGCGCTGACGCGTTAGGGTTTGACGGCGCAAAAGACTATCTAAACGAGCAAGTAGAAACTCAGAACATACAGGCGCAACTGAGCAACAACCCAGACATAGCCCAGCGAGTAGAAGATATAGACGGCGTTGGCAGCGCGTTTAGTTTCGGTGTGAACCAAGTAGCTAAGCAAGTTCCTATAATGGGCAGCATTGTCGGTGCTGGCTTAGTTACTGGTGGACTAGGTGCAGGGGCTGCGGTAGGTGCGCTTGGCGCTGGTTACGGTATTGGTGTCGGCTCTCTATACAACGAGTCTGTAGAGGGGGGTAATCCTGACGCTGAAACCTCGTTCATAAAAGCCGTCCCCTATGCCGCCGCAGAAGCTCTGGTTCCTCTAGGCATTGGTAAAATGCTAAGAGGGGCGTTTAAGGGCAAATCAAGCACTGTCGCTGCTGGTGCCGATGAGCAAGTTGACTTGATGAGTAGTTTGGTTAACGACCCTTCCAAGTTAAGACGCGTTGGTAAAGCAGCGGGCACGGGTACAGTTGCTGAAACTATTACTGAACTAGGTCAGACAGAACTAGAAATTTCTATGCGGGACGATCTTTCAGACGAGGAGAAAGGCTCTCGCAGGTTGAACGCGGCTGTTACTGGTGGACTTGTTGGAGGAACCTTTAGTGGAGGTGCTGCCGCACTAACACCTAAACGTAAACCTGCGGTAGACGAGACTCTCGACATAGACCCTGAAGCAACGAACGATAACGCTGAGCGAGAAGCTGCTGAAGCTGAAGCAGAGGGAGTCCCTACAACTACTGCAACGGAAAACGAAGCGGGTGAGCTTGACCTCGCTCCAAACACAGGACAAGACCAAGCCGCTGAAGATGTTGAAGCTGCTGAAGCCGCCGCCGTTGCTGAGGCGCAGGAACAACGTGAAGTAGAAAAAGAGAAAGTTAGGCGGGAACTGGAAGTGCAAGTAGGGGGGAGCCTAAACCGTCAACAACAAAAAGAGAAAACAGGGGAAATAGAAAACCTAAAGTATGACCTAGAACAAGCAAAGCAAGCTCCCCCAGTGCTGACAGGTAAAGGGACGAAGAAGCAGCAAAAAGCCGCAGGGGTATCCGCAAAGAAAAGCATAATAGAAGGAATAGAGGGGCAAATAGCTGCTCTTGAAGAACAGCTTGCAGCTAACGATACTGCTAATACTGCGGGTATTGATCTAGCGCGCTTAAATAACGAAGACGTACTGCCGTCTGAATATAAAGCTGAGCAAGAGCGCCAGCAACAAGAGGCGGTTGAGGCCGCTAGAGTTGCGGCTGAGCAACAGAAGCAGCAGCAGCAGCAGCAAGAAAGCGAGCCAATAAGTGACCCCGTTACAGGAGCTGACCCCGTTGTAGAAGGCGACCCCGTTACAGGAGCTGACCCCGTTGCAGGGACAGGCCCAATTGACGTAACTGGACAAGAACAAGAAGGCTCGCCAGAAGAACAAGGGCAGACAACTGACGAAGTAGTGTTTAATGAAACAGAAATAGCGTCAATAGTAGAAAAATCTGAAGCGCAAGCTGCTGCGGAAGTAAAGCGAAGCGGGAAGCTAAAATCTGAAGTTACAAGCGCTGAGGGTAAGGCAGAGGGGAGGGTTACTAAGTCGCAGAGCTTTTTAGCTGCGGTAGCTAGACACTTGAGAAGCCCGACTAAAGGTGGCTTTAACAGGATGTACAAAGCTAATCCTGAAGGCGAAGGCGGTGTCATAGTAGATGAAGAAGGAACCGCTGCTAATAGCCAAGAGATAGATAACATACGCGCGGCATACCATAATATTCTAAAGCTAGGCTCTATTTTCCTAAACGATGGAAAGCAGCTTCCTAAGAAAGAAGATGATGATTCAGCAGCAGCCTCAGCAGAAATACGCTCGGAACAAATGCCCGCATTAGTGCAAGCCGTAGAGGAGTTCATAGAACTTGTAGGTGGCGAAGCAAACGCCAACGCTATTATGGCTGTTATAAAAGGCGCTAAGGAGTCAAGGGGCGGCAAAGACTCGACTTCTAATAGGTCGGTTTTTAGCTATGCTAATACTCTGTTTGGGAGAGGTAAAGCCGACTTAACTACCCGTGAGGGCTTTGCAACTAAAGCTGACACTATCGTGTCGTCTTTGTTCGCTGCGTACAAAGACGGGCGGCTAAACGAAAACTTCGACATAGCGCCGCAGGGGCGCGTAGTACGACCTAATGATAAACAGCAAAGCAAGCCTACTGGCGCGCAAACCCATAAAAGTCTAAAAGACGCCTATAAAGACGGGTATGTACCCAACGGCAATCGAAATCTAAAAAAAGCGAACTACAAAGGTTTGCTCGGCGTTATGAACAGGGCCGCTGATTCTGGCACCGCGACAGTAACTTCTAGGATGCTTAGGAAGCTGCTAGACCGTGTGATAAAAAGCCAAAGAGCGGCAGGGGTAGCAGAAACAAAAGTAGTGTTTGACACTAAAAAAGGTGCGAAGCCTAGCTATGACCCCAATACCGATACTATAACTTTTCCTGAGTTAGTAAGCGCAGAAGTAGCTTTGCACGAAATACTGCACGCTATACTCCAAGGGTATGTCTATACAAACTTTGGCAAGAATAACGCAGCGGGGGCAGCCATAAAAGTTCTTGTTAAAAACGTAGAAAAAGTAATCAATACTGATATTACCAAAGTTAATGGCTTAACCGACCAGCAAAGGCTGGAAGCTGTTGAAGTACAAAACATACTTAAAGACTTACGAGATAGCGGACAGGACAACGACCAAGGCATGAAGAACGCAGTGCTTGAGCTTATATCTTATGGCAACACGCTGTACTCATTTAAGTTAATGCTCAACAACTTACCCGCGCCTAAAACCAAAACAGCTAACAAATGGAGACTTGATGTTAAAGCTGTTTGGCAGGGGATAATAGGCGTCTTGCGTCAAGTTCTGCCGCAAGTAGAAGGAGTAGGCGAATCTTCAGCTTCTCAGGTACTAGATGCCACGATAGCGCTATTACAAGAAGCTCACGACAATCCTACTCAGAGCGTCCCCTTGCCCGGAACAGTGCTTAAAGCTGATGTAACTAGCGAAAGCGTAGCTGCCAAGACTGATAGAGACATGCGGGGATTTGGCAAAGGCACTACGTACGGCATAACTAAGTTTCTGTTTGATTTTGTAAACGGTATGCTGCCTGAAGGCACTCCAGCTAAGTACCAAGCTAAGATAAAAGAAACGCTTGTGGACTTCACAAAGAAGAATCCCAACATAGAAAAGATGGTTCGCTACATGAACGGCCAGCTAGCTTTCGGAATGAAGCTAAAGCAGGTTTTTGAGACATTCAAAACAGATAAGCACACTATCGTACAGCTTGCAGAACTAGTTTCGTCTAAGCTGAAGGTGCTTATAGAGACAGACATGGACAGCGCGCAAGCCTACTTAGACTACTTGGACGGGAATAAGAACGCTCTGGACAATGTAACAGGTGGCAAGCTCATGGCAGCTCGCGCTGACAACTTACTAGAGTCGCTTAGAGAGAAAACAAACGCGCTGCCTGAAAGTATGCAAAACTTTTTCTCAGGTAAATTTACTGAAAACTTAATATTTGTCGAGAGTGACGCTGACATTGGTTCTAGCAGTCCGGGTAAGCGCAAGCTAACCACCATAGTAGGCGAAGACCGTAAGAAAGATGAAGAAAACTTAACAGACGAATGGGTTTATAGCTCAGAAGTTCAAGACGCGGATGGTTCCGTGCCAGAGGGTACGCCTCTAAACACAGGCGCTGAGTACTACCGCGTAGTAAAAATGGATGAAAACGGCAAGCCAATGCCCGACAAGCACCAAGGGTACGTTCGCCGTGACATTGCCGAGCAGTTTGGAGGAGAAACTGTACTAGACGCAGATGGTGAATCATTCGCAATTTATAAAAACGGCGGATTGTGGAAAGCTGATGATTCCAAAGGTGACGGCACGGTTACGTTTACTACCAACAAGACCGTAGCTCAAGCACTGAAAGACGCCAAGACTTTACAAGAAAAGATATTAGCCGCCGACAGTATTGGGGTTGCCCTGCTTAACACAGCGAACACAATAGGTACGTACTACGCGTCTGCTCGGTTCTTCAAGGGGTTGTGGGAAACAGGACGAGTGAACGGCGAAATAGACTTGGACGCTGAAGAAAGAGGCGAGGTGGCGATAGCGTGGTCGAGTCTCGAAGAACTTAATTCGTACTTACAAGCCTCAGCAGAGCGCGATGAAGTTCCATTCACACCAGTACCCGCAGATAGAGTACAAAAGACCAAAGACCTAAAATCAGTTGCTACGTCTTCAAAGCTACGCATAACAAGCTCATACGTACAAATGCCTGACACTCAAGCTATGAAAGACCAAGGCATCCCTGTAGAAGTTTGGGGTGATATATCAGGCAAGATAGTCACTGGCCCTGTATACGCTGCTATGAAAGACATGGCATCTAGGGAACAGTTGTTCAGCAGTTCTTTTGGCAAACGCTATAGCTCGGTTCTTAGGCAGTTTAAATTATCCAAGACGACGCGTAACCCCGGCACTCACATGACCAATGCCATATCTAATCTATCGCTTATGATGGCGCACGGCATATCGTTTGGGACAGTTAGGTACGCAGCGGAAATCCTATACTTGGCAGCAAGGAATCCCGATAAACTTACTGACGCTCAAATTGAGTTTCTAACCAAGTTTGAAGCGTATGGCTCTTTGCTGGGCAACTTCTCTGCCACTGAAGTAAGCCACAACGTAGCCGAGCGTATGGCTAAAGATATGACTGACCAAAACGAAGGCGACTTAGCGACTAAAACGCTGACTATGCTAGGTATTGAGGGCGGGCATATAGAAAACGTACTTAGGAAAGCGGGCAGGAAAGCGGGCCGAGCAGACAAAATGTTTCTGGATATATACGCTGCGGAGGATAACGTATTCCGATTAGCTGCGTTCCTGCATAGCGCTGGTAAGTCACAAGAAATTAACTCTGGCGGCTCTACAGACATTACATCTGACATGAATCTCACAGACGCGCAGTGGGACGAAGCTGGTAAGTTTGGTCGTGAAGCGTTCCTTAACTACGACATTGACTCTGCTGCTCTAAACATGGCGCGACAAAGTGTTATGCCTTTTGCGTCGTGGACATACGCTGTTGTGCCTGTACTGACAAAAATAGCCCTAACTAAGCCGTGGATGCTTGCCAACGTGCTAGCGTCTTATGCAATGGTCGACGCGTTTGCTTCTATGCTTGCTGGTGAAGACGACGAAGATCGCAAGAAGATGGGTGAGATGTACCAAGAAAGATTGTTTGGTTCGTTCGGCCCTCACACTATGATTCGCATACCCTTTCTAGGCAGTGATAAAGACCCTGTGTACTGGAAGATGGGCGACTACATACCGCTAGTTAGTACAGGACGAGGGGTGCCGGGAGGTACGTTCGGGTACGACAACTGGCCCGGAGGTCTCGCACCTAGCGGCCCGTTCGTTATAGCCGCTAGTATGGCCCTAAGCGTTGATGCCTTTACGGGCAGAAAGACTAGCGACCCCACCGACACTGGTATGGACACCACTATGCGCAATGTGGGTATGGTGTTTGACATGTTTATGCCTCCTGCCCTCAGTAATAGAAACTGGGAAAAAACTATGAAGTGGTTTGACGACACTAAAGACTTCACAGGGGAGCCTATGGACGGTATGTTTGCTGCTAGGGCGTTTGGCTTTAAGTTCTACAACCCCACCACAGACAAAGAGCGTCAGATTAAGAGTAGCAGTGCCAAATTTATTAAGCGGGACTATGGTATGGCTATCTCTAGGGCTAAAAAAGCGGAGTATAGGAAAGGCACCCCAGACTACGCTGGCCTACGTGAAGAATTAGCCGACCTCAGAAAAAGACGGCGAGATGAACTGGACGAGCTTTTCGGCAGAGAAAGAGAAGACGACTAAGCATTTCTAGTTTGCTTCATGCGAGCAGTTTTTGTCCGAGCAAAAGAGCGGTTAGTGCCTTTAGCGACTACTCTTAGGTTCGCTACGTCACGTTTAGCCCCACCCATAGCCATCGGAGTGCTGTGGTCTACATCCATGCCGTCGCCCTTACTTACTCTCCCAGCCTTAGCCATCATGGCGCGGGTACTGTTGCGGGCGGCGCGGTTCTTCTTTTGCTTAGGCTTACTGTGGTAGTTATCATATTCTTTGCGGTAGTTACGATTCTTCGACGGCATTTGTTGGCCCTCCCAGTATAGCCTCAAGTATTTTGCTGTGCTTTATAGCCTCAGTGCCAGCCAGCCCATCTATGTATCTCTGGTGCGTAAGGTCTACCACTAAGCAGTAGGCTTGTCCGGGGTTTCTTCCGGGGCACCCTTTATACATGGTCACACGTTCGCGCGGGTTAAGTAAAGCGCCCATTTCTGACAGCTCGTTCGTTACCCTAGACAAGCCGTCCTTCTGCCTACCTAGCCACGCCTTTAAGGCTTTTTGATTTATAGCTATGTAGCTGCCCTTACATATCTTGTCGCCATCCTGCACTACCTTTATACGAACATTGGCTATTTCAGTCTGTCGCCCTTGGACAAGATTCTCTTTAGACGCGCTGCTCACATCAGCAGTAAACACCAGAGTCTTATCATTCTGCTCAGACAAGAACTGCCCTATTATATCTAGCGCATCGCTCCGCTGCGAGTCAGCTTCTTGGTGCGTATCTTGCAGGTGGGAGATTAAGTCTAGTACCGCCTGATCTTCGTCAAAGCTAATAAGCCCCAAGTGCTTGGCTACCTTGCACATCATCCAGCCAGAAATAATCATAGGCTCGGCGTACTTATCTACTTCTTTAAACACCCTGCCAAACTTCTGGTGAAACTTGTCGCGGTTCCCGTGCCACAGCTTAGCGTCACCGCCGCTTCTAATTACAGCGTCAACTAGTTCTGGGTAAGCCCAGCCATAGTTAGCTGAAATATCGTCAAAGAACCTATCGGACGGGCTGATACCGTCCTCACCTTTCTGTACCAGCCGCCTATCGTCATGCACTATCTCTAAACAACGTGCCCGTAGCGCGCTGTCATTAGACTGTACGATGTCGAATTGCTGCGTTAGGGATACGTTGGTAGTTACGAATGTCGGGCCTGTCCAGCGCACAGGGTCGCGTAGATCACGGGTCTGAGTCATAGAGTTCTTCTCTACGCCAGAGCTAAAATCATACGTCATATCCACAGCTTTCTGCGGCTCAATAGTTGTAAGCTCATCTATAGTACAAGGCAATTGGTTGAGTATTCCCCGTATCTTATACATGGCGTTTGCTGTATCTCGGTGCTGCATAAGGAGTTCTTTGGGGTGGCCGAACATACTGTTTATGGCGTACAACGCGAGAGTCTTACCTGTTGTCGTCTTGTGAGAGTATATAGACACCAGCCCAGTGCTGTTACCAGCCGCACGGCTTAGCACACTGCCCATAGACAGCAGCATAACCATGCGGAGCATCTTGGCGTCGTCCCTGTTGAGGATTTTCATAGCCTCAACCCAGCCCTCCCGTGACCCCTTGCGACCAATGATACTGTCGAATCGTTTGGCACCGCCGCTTAGCCTTCGGGGGATGCCACCAGACGGGCCACCTATAACTAGTTTACCACATAAGAAAGAATCGTCGTCTTGCCAACCAAAATACTGGTAATCAACGCCTGATTGGTTAGCTGCTTGCACTTTTGATAAGTAATCCATCAAAAAGTCCTTTATGTTGTTCATCTGCGCTGGGCTTCGCCCATCAAATATCTGCCTGTGCAGCAGGAAACCCTGTATTTTTGTAAGAGTTAGCACATCCGCATCGTGATCTTCTTCCTGCCAACCGTCTTTGGGGTATTTAATTGCAAGAGTAAACTGTGACTTCCCATCAAAGTGGTTTTTAAACGTATTAGTAATGTGCATCTGGTAATTAGTTATCAGCTTCCAAGACTTGCTATCCAGCACAGTGCCGTCGTCAGCCTCGACTTGCTCGACAATTTCTTTGTATATCTTGTTGTCCCTTACTACATAACTTTCAGGTAACTCAATCTCTAATTCTTCGCCTTCTTCGTTCTCAACGGTAACAGAAGTCTGCGCGCTAAGCTGGGCGGGGCTTGTTATGTTGCCCTTGTAAGGACATTGTTCGCAGCCAGAAGGGCAGTGTTGCTCAAAAGACTTGCATGTGGGCGGCCCAGTACCTGAGTAACCCTCCATCTTCTCAATACTCGCTGCCATATCAAAGTCAGGGTGGTCGCCCGCCATAGCTATGATAGATGCTTCAGGGTCTACGGTAAAACTAGCGAACCCCATGGTGGCACGCCACAGCGGTTCTTCTATTTGTTGCCCCGCTGCGTCAGTAAACCCACCACTTGCTATGATAGAGCTTAGCTGGTGGCAACTTGCGGCGACCAATGATAGTTCCACGTCGTTGTTAGAACCAAGTATAGCGTCAGCTACAGATGACAGCTTGCCCGCTGCTTTTTTCTTAGGGGCTAGGTCTATCCACGGATTTAGAATACCTGTCAGGAATGCTACGTCAAAATTTTCATCGGAGTCGTACATTACCTTAACGTCTAGCCAAGGTGTCTGCTTCTTATGGTGTGTACCTACAGGGCGAAGCACCATAGAGGGGTCTTTGATCTTACTTGTGTCGAACGTAAGGTCATTCGCCAGCAGTGCCGCGCACAACGCATCGGACAGCATAGTCCACGTTTCAACACCAATTTCTTCTTCTAGGGGCCAGTAAGCATGTAGCCCTTTACCTGACGATACTAATAGCGGCATAGGCATTTTGATCGCGCTGAGTGCCGCGCTTAGGGCTACCCACCCTTCTTTCTGTGTGTCGTGCTTTCCATCCCCTATGTCTAGGTCTAAACATAGCGTCCTAAATTTGGTAGCGTATTCCTGCTTTCGTTTCCACTTAGTCTTGCCGTCTTTCTCGAAACTATGCCCTGCAAATGAACCTATAGAAAAGTAAACTGTTGTGTTGGGTTCCGCATCCCACTTACTTATCGCTGCTACCGCCTTATCTATATCGCTGTAACTAAATGACCCTCTGTTCCAGAATATGCCTCTAGGTGTTTGCCCTGACGGGTCTGGCCTGTGGGTACTAATAACTAAGTGATCGGTCTTGGCATGTACTCGGTCTAAAAATTCTCTGGTGTCCACGTTTTACCTCGCTTTATTATGCCCCCCACACTTGTGGGGGGATATTATACCTAGGGTAGACGCCCTATGAGTCAAACAACGCTGCTATGTTAGCCGCCAAGTCGTCAGAGGCTTTTACAGGTTCAACCTGCGGCTTCTTCTTCTTAGGTGGCTTGGCTGGAGCGGCGGCTAGTTCTTCCTCCTCCTCATAAGCGTCATCAACTGGCGCTTTCTCCTCAATTGCAGGTGCTGCCGAGGTAGGAGCAGCTAGAGTAGCACTAGGTTGCATCTGGCGGGTAGCAACTTTCACAGAATCGTGGTGAGAAATCTCATCCACCAATTCGATCACCCGCTCAGGCACATAACCTTTATGCTTAAACACTATCTTAGGATAGCTAGCTTCCTCATCAAAGCCTAACTCAGTAACTACTTCTTCAGGAGACAGGCCATAAGTGCCCAACTCTTTGAAGTACTCGCGTAGTGACTTCATGCCCGACACAGGCACAGTCAGTCCATACACCTTACTGGGGTCTGCGGCAGCCACAACAGCCATGTGCCGCTGGTCAGCACACATCTTAGACTTGGCACCAGAAGGCAATATTTTGGAACCTAGCGCGTTGTGTGGGCAAGCTGCGCACGCCTTAGCTACTGGTGACTCCACACTATCGTCAGGCTTTAGGCCATCACTTGATGCACAAGCTGGGGCTGCGTTCTCCCCCTGTACATACTGCCCTGCGTAGAAAATCTTGGACACGCGGGGATTAGCGCCGACGATAACTACGTCTAGCACTGGGCCTATAACGGTCTCCACTCCCCCCTCAGTCAGACGATAACGGCTAGAGCGAGTGCTGATTCGCGGAAACCCACCACCATCACTCCCTACAATTGCATCTGCTACGGCAGACTTTTTACCCGACTCTTGACGAGTACGGATGCGGTCAGCGATATGTGCTGGTACGTTTTTAGTAAGTGCATTTGACATAATCTAGCTCTCTCTTTGGTTGCGACGAAAATTAAAGACACGAATGGTGCTGTAGTTTAGCCCCGGTGGTACTTCATTGTGGGACTCTAAGTAGCTGCGAACAGCCGTTTTAGACGCGCGCGACTCAACTAAGTCCCAAGCGTCATGCTCTTTACAGAAGGAAAAGAAGTCCTCACGGGAAGCAACAGTCGCAGACTGGTGCGTTGCCCAATAAGCTGTCCCGAACGGAGTCTTGATTGATTCAAGTCCATCCTCCTGTGCGCGGGCCGTAAACCAGTTTTCAAGAGCAACTAATTTCTCCTTTAGGCCAGCCTTGGCAGCTTTGTATTCTCGATCAAGAGAGTCTATTTCACCGCGTACTAGCGTGTAGCGTTCCGCTGCTTGTTCATAGTTCATAAGTAAGTCCTTAATCCCATGGGATTAGTAGTTAGTAAATCAGTAATCGTCGTCGGAATTTACGCCGTTGACTAGGTCAAGAAACGCAGCTAAGACATTCTGCTTTTGTCGTAATCGACGGTACAGCTCGGCCTCAAACTTCGTCGCCAGTATGTGCCATACAGTAGTCTTGCCTTCCGTGCTAATTCTACGTATGCGCGCATTTGCTTGCTCATATTGCTCTAATGAGTAAATCGGTGCGTACCAGATAATGTCTTTCGCGGCAGTGAGCGTAAGTCCGTGCGCTGCTACCTTGGGGTGCGCCAACAATATAGTAGGCTTATCCGTGTGCTGAAAGTCATTAAATATCTGGTCGCGTTCTTTGCCTTTAACGTCCCCGTTAACCAGAGCGAGGTCGTAGCCATCTTTAGTAAGTGAATCACGGAGCCAGTACTGTACCCCTTTCAACGGCACAAATATAATAACTTTGCCGCCAATCTCGTCAATCAATTCAGTGAGTAGATTATACCTGAACTTAGCATCTAAGCAAATAGAATCAGTCTCCGAGTACACCACGCCGCAACAAATCTGTAGCAGCTTGGATAGCATAACTGCCGTGTTCGCTGCGGTTACTTGCCCACCTGCGAAAGTAGTTACAGCCTTAGTCTGCATTTCTTTAAATGCCAACTTTTGTTCAGCGGTTAACTCACATTTTCGATTAACAAAATTAGTATCAGGTAAATCCTTACACTCATCTAGTGAGTACCTAATGGAAGGCTGCAATACCTCCTTGCATGTCTCCAATGCTGTTGGTCTGGGCAGCCAACGAAACTGAGATACCTTTTGCATCACGGTCTCTTTAAATGCTGTATAGCTCTTGGATACATTCTTAGACTCGACTAGTCTAGCTAAAGCCCAAGCATCTGCTGGGGTCTGCGATATTGGAGTACCCGTTAGCAGCCACACCCAAGGCTTGTGTTTCTTAGCCCAGTTAAAAAATGTCTTAAACCTGCGCGACCTAGGCGACTTTAAGGCAGTAGCCTCATCATAAATAACTACGTCAAAGTCATTTAGTTCTGCGCTAAGGTTAGTGAACCCGTCATGGTTAATGATTACATACTGCACCCCGGGGGTATCCAATAACCTCAGTCGTTTCTCTCTAGCACCTGTACATATAACAAACGTCCTATGCGGCATGTGCTGCTTAATCTCTCTACCCCATACTTCTTTAAGCGTAGACAGGGGCGCAATAATCAAAACCTTCTTAGCCTCTTTAGAAGTAAGTAGGAAGTCGGCAGCCCATAGCGCACTTATAGTCTTACCTGTCCCCGGAGCGTTTAAGCATAGCGCCCTCTTGTTTACAGAAAGGAACTCAGCAGTACCAAGCTGATGTTGCATCGGCTTAAATCTAGCAGGGAAATCATAGTAGTAGTGTATGGGGGCGGGTATGGATATGCCCATGTTCCTTAGAACCATAAACTCCTGCACGCCATGTGGCACTACTACTAAGTCTTTGCCGTCTTTAGTGATTCGCTTAGAGTGGGGTATCACTTCAGCGATCACGTCGTTAGCAGACGTATCAAGTACTACTTTCTTTTGTTCTTTAATTATGAGCATAACGCCGCAAAGGCTCTAACCTCTGCCTCCCAATGCGACAGCGTTGTGTCCCTAACAATCCAGCACGTTGCGCCCTTCTGAACAATACTAACAACTTCGCGAGTCTGGTTAGCCGTCAAGTCACGACTGCCGAACTTAGTCTCTATACCAAAAAAGTACCCGTTTACATGCCCAATAAAGTCAGGTATTCCCGAACGACCATAGCCGTTAGCTGGCGGCATAAAGTAGTAGCATTTAGGCAATGAGTCTAATACTTTACGCACTGCTTTTTTAACATCTGCTTCATTGTTCATCCATGTACTCCTTAAATTCTTCATCGTTAAAGTTTAAGGCGTTCTGTAATAGCTCTCGCAGCCTAAGAATAGTTGCATCGCGTTCCTCTATTATCGGGCGCAATTTTTCTGCTACCCCCTGCGCGGCGGCCTTAGCTATGTTTTCTTCTACTTTCCACTTCTGTGTCATCTGTGTTTCTTCCTTGCATTAGGGCAAATATCTTGGGCAGGACACCACGGACATAAGCCACTAGGCTTAAAGTCAAATACTCCAAGGTCTATAGCGTCATGCACCGCGTCAAGCCTTGGCTTGAGTGCGTCCCACAATGGCGCTAGATACCTGCGCTGGTACTCTGAATTAGTCGTTTGGTTAAACCGTAGCCATATAAATGACGTTTTAACAGTTGTAACCTCTGGAAAGTGATACATCACTATTGCAGCAAAAAACTGTAATTGTGTTGGTGACTCTCTCACCTTTCCCGTCTTGTAATCTAAACAGTAAGCTGTGTCCCCGTCAACTACTAATACGTCTGCTATTGACCTAAAGTACACATCTTTATCAAACCACCCGACAGGTTCTAGTTTCTCGTTTATCGCCATCTGGTACTCGAAGTATTTAACCCCGGGCCTAGATGTTATTACATCGACTATGCTCCCCCACTTCTTAATAGAGAGAGTATCTTCCTCAGTCATTACACCTTCATCTAGTTCCCCCTTTCCATGCTTCTCCAACACCTCATGCACGCGGTTGCCATAGTCCATTGCTTCACTACCGCGTATGCTCACTGACTTGGATACGTTCACATAGTCGAATTGTGCTGGACAGTTTTCAAACGTACTTAGTCTGCTGTATGACAGCGCCATCTTGCTCATGGTGCTTCCCCTATACCTTTGCGTCTTTAATCATGCACGCCACAGCTTGAGTCATGCTGACTTTAAAGCCTACTTTTTTAGATAGCTTTTCCCTGTATGTAACAAGCACGGCGTATGAGTCTTTTTGTACAGCTACAGACACGAACTTATCGGCTCGCACCTTAGTCATTTTCTTTTTTACATTCATTGTTACTTCCTTCTTTAGTTAGTTAACGCCACTCTTAAAGCCCGCGCTTATATCTTTTAAGTAGTGCCACTTTATAAGTATACTTTCGCAAGACTGCTTGTCTACTAAACTTATTCTGTAGTCTTGCTTACTCATTTGGCAGCTCCATAAGACCTACCTACCTCTACTTCACCCACTACAGGAATCTTACCTTTGCACCACTCAGGGGTAGTGGACAAGCAATCTTCCATCCACGCTACGCAGTCATCGACTTCGGAGTCTGGAACAATACATACAGCTTCGTCATGCACGGACAACTTAACTGGATACCTCTGGTGTATCCTAGCCGTCTGCCACATAACAATCTGCATAGAGGCGTGTTGGCACAGATTCTCCACTACTTTAGGCCCGTAAATCTTTTTGCCTATGACGCGCCCTTGGTCATAAATATACTCATCTTTTTCAGAGTCGAAACGCAAGTTGTGGTAAACAACTCCGGGTTCCCCGGGCCTACCAAACCCTTCGTACTGCGTCACATACCAGCCGTTTACATCGACTCGCAAGTGGTCACACCGCGTAGCTATATCAGGCAGTATAGAACGCTCACAATGCCTCCACAGGGCAGTTACCCTGCTGTATATGCCGCGATACAGCTCCACCGTTTCATACGCCTTCTCCAACTCTATAGGCTCTGCGCCCATAGCCTTTCCTTGTATGCGAACCATCTCTGCGAACCTAGGCGCACCTGCACCGTACTGTAGTCCCAGCATAGCCGTCTTGCCTAAGAACCGTTCTAGCTTGTCGGCCTTGGTTATCTCTCGCCCATACAAAGTACTGGCGAAATGGCAGTACATATCTACGCCAGCACGTAGCTTCTCCAGCGCGTCCTCTTGCCCAGCCAGAGCCATTACCGTACGTAGTTCTATATTAGATGAATCGCCAACAACTACCGTGTATCCCGGTGGTGCTTCTAGCGCATTACGCAGACCAGCGGATAAACCGCGCGCGGGTAAGTTCTGCCAATTAACTTTGTTGCCGCCAGAGTAGCGACCAGTCGTCTTTGCGCCCCACCACTGCAAGTACACAGGAAGCGGGCCTCTGTCGGTCATTTCTATAAACCGCTCAGCGCGAGTCTGGGCAATAGTAGTTTTCGCTCCGACTCTCGCGCCTACCAATGCCTGAACCTCACTGTCTGGATGCTCTAGCAACTCCATAAATTCTTTGTCAGTCTTGGCAAACGCGAACGTAGTTTTACCTGTGCGCGGGCTTACTTTAGTTGGTGGTGTAACTGCCAAGTCCCGCAGTCTTTCAGCAAATTTAGCGTTGGACATTATTTCATCCCGCGACACCATTGCTAAGGTCATTAGTCCTTCCTTGCGGGCTATCTCCTTCTCCAGTAAGTCGGCCATCATAGGTTTATTACCTACGAACAAAGGCTCTGTAAACATGCGGATGGTCATATCTACAAGTACTTGACTAAGCAGCGGGCAGAAACCTATTACCTCGTTATATATTTTCTCGCACAAGTCTACGTCGTTAGTGCAGTATTCTTTGTACGCCTCGAAATCTGCGTCACTCATGTCTGCCCGATGCACCCCCTTCATGTTGTGTACCGCGTGCCCTTTCTCTTGGAAGCCGAAGTACTTAGATATATTAGACAGGGAGTGCGACCGCAAGAATGGCTTAACCATCCTAGTAAGTGCCAAAGTACATAGCCACATGCGGGGATTTATGCCGTACCTCTGCGACATAATATAACCGTCAAACATCATGTTGTGCGCCACTACGGCGTACTTAGACCAGTCTAGTAAGTTAGTAAGTTGGTACTGTAAGGATTCCTCTGTCCCGTGCAAGGTTACAGTCTTGCCGTTCAACCGTATGCTTACCATGATGGCCTCAAACCTATCGTCTAGCACGTAGGCATCGGTCTGCATCTTGCTAAGTGAGTATTCTTGGTCGTAGTAAGTCTCAAAATCTATGAATATTACATCCATAATAGTTCCTTAATCCCATGGGATTAGTTTGTGTATTCCTTGGAGGGGGACTGTGGCATCTAACAACTTTTCTCTACCTACTGTTGTTATCCAGTGATTGCACTCTTGACACCACCAGCCTTTCCTTGTGTTAGCTTCTGCGTTTATAACTTCACCCATGTTGCTTCCGCACTTAGGGCATCTTATTATTGCTAAGCTATTCATTGTCAACATTCTTAGGTATTTTCCAGACGCTATCTAGTCGCCTAGATGCTAGTTTGGGCGGCGAAACCATATCCTTACCTGCTTTTATGCGACTCACCGTACATGCAGACACACCTGTTTTTATTCCTATGTCTTTATGTGACCCTTCCATGTTAGTCACAGCTTCTTCAAGTTCTAAGCGAGTTTTATACACTCCAGTAGTCATCAGTCTTTCTTGCCCTTTCATTTCTTTCTTCCTTAACTTTTGTCGAATTCTTTTAGCGAGGGCCATGCGTTGACTCTCACATTGAGAACACCCGAATACATCTTCCGAAACTTCTTCTCAGCAGACTCAGCGTTCCTTGCTTGAATGGGTTGGTAAATAATCTCGACCCATTCGCCCCAACATTCAAACCATTTCATTTTTTGCTCCATGATAGTTCCAACGATTTAAACTGCCCCAGTATCGGGGCAGTACAGAAACCCCAAAGGGTAGTTAGCTTTTGTCCATACAGTTATTCATAGCGTAAGCCATCCCTTCAGGGTCGAGTATGTTCTCTACGCCGTTGGAATAGAGTACGTACTCATACTGGTTAATGCGTATCCCCGTACTTTCAATTGGAGTATTAGGTTCTTCTAACGCTAGCTGAGACATAGGGACAATAAATTCGGGAGGCATTCCCGACATAGGGGAACTGTGCATAGCACTACAAAGATCGTAGTTGGCACCATAACGGAGCGCGCGCGGGTCGTCATTATAATTGTTTTCATCCGTAACCGCGAAATAGAATGCGTAGTCTACTCCGCCGTCAGTGCGCATCTTCGCATACATTATGCAACACGATATTTTCTTATAAGCTGCCTCATCAGCGCGCCGACTAGTTATCTCGTCAAACAAACGGTTAAGTTCTCCGTCACCAAAGCAATGTCCGTCGTCATGTAGCCCTCGCAACAAGGAATAGACTACTTTAGATATCTTGTTGTTGCCGCCATAGCTACTTACCTTGCGAGTGGCGGTACGCAAGTCGTAAGAATTATCCCTAGCTTTTTCCTCAAGCTCAGATTTTGACGCGCGAGTGAACGCAACGTACGGCGCTATTTTCGCTGGGACTCTATACTTAAAGTACTTCCTAGCTAACGATACAAGTCTATCGTCGTTCTCTGTAAAGTGTCTGCCGTTACGAACATCAGAAGTTAAAGGGCAAAACAAAAGCCACCTGTCGTAATAGCCTTCCCAAGTTATGGCACCACATGGGTAATCATCCCCGCTGTGAATAAAGCATACAGAGCCAACGCCATACTCTGACTCGGTGTACACGGCATTCGGTTTGAAGTAGGGCAGGGGGCGTAGGTACGGCATTACTTCGAGTATTTTATCTATTACCGCGTGCAAAGTGAGGCTCACATTGAAACCATATTTCTTACGCGATTCTTCGTAAGCAGCTATGCGATCTGAGAACCCCTTACTTTCCAATGAGGCACTGACAGCTTCGTTATACTCCTGAATAACATTATCAAAATACTGCGCGGTCTGTGCAAAAGTGTCGGTGTTGGAGCGCCCGTATCTACTGTTGCCGTTGTTACTCAAGCCGCTTATGTAGCAATTAATAGAAAATTTGGCGTCATCGCCACCAAGTAAAACCTGCTTAGTAATTCTTTTCATGTGTTTCTCCAATAAATAAGTAAGTAAGTAAGTAACATTTTTAATCCCATGGGATTAAACAACCTTCCGTAATTCTACCACTGCTATAGTGACACCCTTGTGTACCACCTCATAGTTGTCACCATAGTGAGTGGCCCCTAAACGCCCCATGTCAGACAGCAGCACCATCAGTGAACGCCCAATCGTGCTAACGTAGACTATACGTGCCGCGTTGTCCACGGATAACCAGTCGTCGTCTTTGTCGGTGCTAATACCTAGCTCCTCAAACCCACGTACCAGTTTGCTTTCTACTCTAACCAAGCGGCTAAGAGTTTCTTTCTCCAGCCTAGATAGCCGTTTGATAATACCATCTTCGTTGTTCATAACATCTACTCCTAGCTAAGTTCATTGATAGCATCATCAATAAATTCTGGCGTTAGGGTTGCCCCCGCCGCCAATTGCTCCCGCAAAATAGATACAAATTCTTTAAGAACCAGTACCGTTTCATTACGGGAAGTTTCGCGTATCCGCTCGCGCAAGTTATCGCGTTGGTCTCTGATAGAGTCTTCTACTCTACTCAGCCGCGCGCCTATTTCATTTGGGTTACTCATCGTTGTTCTCCCTGTAGTGCTGCAAGAGCCATATCGTGAAGCTCCCGCTGCCCTAGCTCGTAAGCGCGTATCTTTATGTTGTCTACACCACGCCGTAGACGTTTGTTGTCTGCTTCCAGTTCTTCATACGCCTCTACGATAATTACCCCACAGTTTTCGCAACAGCCTCCGTAACCACAAACATGTTTGCAGTCACCCATCGCCGTTATCCCTCCTGTACCTAGTAATCAAGTGATGGCGAAACCACTGTCTCGACTTGTAAGTGCTAAACGTACACGTATAAGTTAGGCACAACTCCACAGCGTAGTGTATATCCGTATCAGAGTGCGCCATCACTTCGTCGAGCCACTTATACGCCGCGCTCATGTTGCCGACCATCACAGCTTAACATCCACAAGTACACCAAACGACGGGGGGTTTGCCTTGCCGTAACATCCGCTTGTGTCAGCCCAGATAACAGGTATATCAGGCCGCGCTAAGTGAGAAGTGCGCGCACACATGTCTGTAAAGTAAATTATGCCAGCGTACTGCTCCTCGCTTGCTTCTAAGTAATCAAACACAGGGCCAAACTCAGTGCCACCACCCCCAACTACATTAAGCACTACATCGTCACCTTGCTCAAAGCGTTCCACTTTTGTAATGCGGGTATCACAGTACACTACTTCTATAAACTCAGGATTCAGGTCTGCCCCGATAGCCGTAATTTCTGCGGCTACTTGGTTAGCTTCTTCCTGTGACATAGAACCTGACACATCAAAGCCAATAAGCAACGCGCCTACTGCTTCGCTAAGTAGGGAAGGCATAAAGATATTCTGCCACACATACCTACGATTAGGTCGTGAGAAAGAGAAGTCAGTACGCGCGCTGCTAGTCAGCATCTCCCTACAAACATCTTCCCAGTTTACAGACGGCTTACCTATGTCACCGAGTATGCGGTCTATTAACGACGAACCTTGCCCGCAGGTTTTAGCCATTTGGGCAGCAGTAATAATAGTCGCTTCGAGATCAGCTTTACTCGCTTCGTCATCCGCGTCCAGTAGGTCGCCACTGTTGTCCCAGCCGCCTTTGGGAATGCCATCATCCTCTGGCCCCTCATCGCCACCACTGCCGTCAGCACCGCCGCCAGAACCAGAACCAGAATTATCGCCACCGCCATCATCAGCACCGTCATCACCGTCATCACCGTCATCGTCACCACCTCCACTACCTCCATCACTTTTGTTGTCATCATCTTCTCCGTCACCGTCACCGTCACCGTCACCGTCACCAGCAGGTGGTTCGGGCTTTTTAGGTGGTTCGGGCAGCTCATCCTTCATGCGCTTATACACTGCTTCGGACGACATCTCCTCTGTCACCCAATTAACGTCTACGCCTCCCTTTGGCAACTCATAGCCGCGACTACGTATATATAAGTTGATTATCGCGTCGTTTGCGTAGTTCCACAAACCGGGATGCCGTTGCCCTCTACGCCACATGTGCATCAGTATTACATGTAGGGACTCATGTAGCACTAGCCCGAACAACTCAGGGTCACTACACTTGGCGGTGAAGTTGGGGTTGTACTTAACCCATGCGCCGTTGGTCGCTGCCGTAGGTATCCTAGGGTCAACAACTACCTCACGCTTTATCTTAGACATTACAGCCGCAACAAACGGCTCCCGTATGCCCAGCTTATTATAAGCAGTCTCTACCCGCTTACGCTCGTACTCAACGTCTACAATCGGGTCAGTGACCAATAATGTTTTCGCTAAACTTGTCATATCAATTACCTCAGTAAGTAAGTCTGCTGGCCTGTTACAGCCAGCGTTTTTAATCCCATGGGATTAAGCAGCGAACGCGTCCTGATTCTGCATAGCCCACTGCGAGTAAGCAGGAGACTTAGCGATCTCTTTGTCGCGCTTGTATGCTAACTTAACAGTTAGCGTCTGTACATCGCCCGGGCATTTAGACAAGAACTTCCACGCGTTAGCGAAATTAGCCTTGTCTACCCTTGCAGCCAGACCCATAGCGCAGCAGTACACTACGTTGAGCTTGGTTGGTACTTCTACTTCTACACCACTAAGTATGTCGTCTATGCGAGGCATCTCGCCAAACACGCGGAGGTGTGCATCGAACGCAATGCCCGCTTCCTCCCCAACGTCACCACGGATTATCTCAGGTCTCACTTCCTCTGGCAAATCCAACGCCAGCGCATCGCTACAGGCAAACCATGACCTAGGTGAAGGGAAGGGCTTGGTCTCGCCAGTAGCCTCGAAGTTATGCAGATAGTCAGGGCGATCTTTGAGAAACGATGTGATCTCTGGGCGTAAGCCATTGACTACAGCGTGTTCCAAGAAGTCGTCTAGCGTTGTGTCAACTTCTAAGTAGTTGAAACGATTGACCAGCGGCGCAGCCATCTGGTACGTAACGCCACGGTCGCTCTGGAAGTTACCAGCAGCCACCACCATCCATGTATCGGGTATGCCAAAGTCAGCAGGTGTGAGAACTAGCTGGTATGCCGCAGCTTGTAGCATCTTAGGGGCGGAGGTCAGCTCGTCAAGAAAGATAATCCCTGCACCGTCAGTAGGTAAGAGGTCGAAGCGACACCAGCTAGCGACCAGCTTAGCCATGTCTACAGCGGGCATACCACGCAGCTCGGTGGGTTCCATCTGCGACAGGCGAAGGTCTGTAACACCCTGCCAATTAGGTACGTGCTTAGCAAGCATATCAGAAGCCTGAAAGACTACCTCTGATTTACCTACGCCAGACTTACCGAGCAGGAACATAGCCCGCTTACGGACTTGTGGGTTCATGTAACGCTTAACGATTACAGGTGCAACATGTTTAATACGCATAATAATTCTCCGGCTGTTAAGCCTAGTAAATAAGTTTAAGTTAGTAAATGTAAAACCATAACTAATCCCATGGGATTAGATAACCCCTCCTTCTGCGTTCATAGGCCACAGGTTATCTGGTTGCTCCGTCAGCATCATCAGGCAACGTGTAAGTTTTGACGCAGTTTCGCGCGACTCGCTCAAGGCTAGTTCCGCTATAGACAGTTTAGTCTTAGTGGTCTCAAGCTCAGCCCGCAGAATTACCATTTCGCTAGCCTCTAACATCTCCTCGTAGTTAAGGCTAAGGAACTCATCTTCTGCTTCTATTCGCTGAAACTCTATCTGACTATCTATAAGCTCAGTTAAAGCCCCCAGTGTCATGCTGCCAATTAGCATTTTGTTTGTCATACCCATACTTCTCTCCTGTTTTATCCTAATAACTTTTCTACGTTTGAACATCTTTTTCCCTAATCCCATGGGATTAAACCTCCTTCTCATCACGCATAACAATCTTTAGCCGTAGAGGGCCACGCTGCTCTAGTTGGGCGGTCAAGTACTCGACCCTCTCCTGTAGCAGCCTGTTCTTCTCCACTAGCTCTTTGTACCGCTTATTGTCCCGCCGTAAGCGCGCTCCATTACCCCCGCTCACGGTTTATCTCCAACTTACTTTTGCCACACTGCGCGCAGTAGGACGCGCCACTCTGGGCGTCTATGTCAAAAGTCGTGTGTTGGCACTCGAAGCCGTTAGATACAGGCTTCTGTACCCCCCAGCTATCAACTACTTCACCACACATCATCATCACCTGCTCACAGAAATAGTCCGTGTCTATAGCAAGTACATTCAGCTCCTCCAGTTTATAAATCTGCTTCTTCAGTCTAATAGCCAACAAGGTTAGTTGTTGGGCCTGTTCGGGCAAAGTTTTGTCTGAGTCTATCCCCGCCATTATTTCCTACTCCTTAGTATGCGGATAAAACATAAGCGTAGAGTTTGAACATCCTGCGCCTTACATTGTAATCTCTGTTTTCTTTGACACGCCACCCAAAGGTACGGGCGTATCCCCATTTTCTCCGTATCATTCTATTTGTCCTATGCTGTCTTGGTTTGACAACGTAACGACCCATACAGCGACCCTGCTTCCTGCGGTTATAGGGTTTGAGTGTTCTACATGTTTTTGCTTTCATCCCCTACTCCCTTTACCCGAACATGTCGTTGATTTCTTGCTCCAGAGTGTCAATCTTAATCTGACTATCGGAACGGGTTACAGTAGCCTCAACTGGCGGCAACTCTATACTGGCGGGCGTTTCGATGAACGGCAGACCGTCAACATCTATAACAGACGGCGGTTCAGGTAAGGCTTCAGGGGAGACAGGGAAGCTGGGTTCCAACACTGGGCCGCTGATAACCTCTAAAGCCCAGCGCGCTTGTTGAGCCGCGCTTTGATCGTAACCGACGGGTTCCGCTAATCCCATGGGATTAACTGCCACAACAGGAACTTCCCATTGCCCACGCATAGAAGCCATAAGGTCATCGCATTCCTTGGAGTACGCCTTAGTTTGTACTTGCGCTATGGTACGGCTGGCTTCGCGACTACGGATGTGGTCGGGGTCAGGTAAGCTATCTTTTATTTTGATCGCCAACGACACAGCACTAGCGCCAATAACAGAATCCCCGAACACAATGATTTTCTTGCACTCGTCGGTGATGTTATCGACAGTCGAATTGCGAAAGATAGCGTGCCGCAGCTCAGATAAGTTGCCGAACTCATCCTTGATCTCCCGCATAGGCTCATCTAGTTTAGCAGAAAGGATATCTAGCGTTTTCTTGAGGTTCGCGATTGGCGTGCGCTGTAGCCCAGCCATGCGGTCTATCGTGTCAGCCTCAGTCCTAGCGCGCAGGTCGTCAAGCTCCTCTTGTTGCATAGACACGCGGAAATCGTTCTCGTCTGTCACTTGTCGATACTTAAACTTCAGGGAAAACTGCTGCCGCAACTCCTCCAGAGAGGGATACAGCCCAGCATCATACAAGCCAGCCAGCTCTTTTTCTGCACCTAATAGTACGTTAGACCAGTTGTTGAGGAATGCAGTCACATTTTGTTGGAACTCCAACTCTATGTCGCCACCTGTGGAAGCAAACTCCATGTACTCTGTAGAAGGTAACAGGAACTCGCCCCTAGCCCACATGTAGGTATCACATGCACAGTGCTGTCTAGCCTTGTAAACAACATTGTCAATTGGCATCAGCAAGGCTTTCGGGTACAGGCTTTTGCGCATGTCTATTGAAGACGCGGCAACGCCAAACTTCTTGGCTACCTCGTCAATGGCTTTCTTGTCGGTACGTGCCTTGGTAGGCATCTCGACGTTGACACTAACAATCAAAGCGTTTTCTTTGATGCTCATTTCGTTCTCCAGTCAATAATAGTGACTAATCCCATGGGATTAAGTAAGTGAATAAATACTACTGTTTTTACAACCACTTCTAGCTCTTTGCTACAGCCCTCATCCTGTGCTTGTTTCCTCTACTAGCAGGGAGAGTACCGCTCACGCGTCTGCCCTTGCGAAGTAACCGTGCGCCAAATACGTTTTGCTTTTTCATAATGTCATCCTCTAATCCCATGGGATTAAGTAAGTAAGTAAGTGTTGTGAGAAAGGAATGTCTAATCCCCCATCTCATGTACCATTATACAGCATTCTGAGCTTATGTCAAATGAACATACTTCTAGTTTAAGCGTTGTTTTCGCGTTAGTAGAGTTGCAACTAGAAGTATACCACTACCTTCCCTGTATCTTCCATTGTCACGCCATGACCTTGTAGGGTTATGCGCAGCTCACCTTCACTAATATTCCCCATGTTCTCTATGCGATGAGGTGTCATCCCATCATGTAAGTACATACTGCCTAGCTCGTAGTCGTATATAGTTGGCTCAGGCACCTCGTTGCTTTTCGCATACAAATCCAATTCTTGCTCAGTCACGTCATCCCAGAACCCCATCCCTGCCCCACACGCAGGTATAGCCACAGGTAGTGTGAAACTAAACGGGTCAGATATAGCGCACGGCCAAAACACAGAGTCATACGGTGTGTCTATATGCGGATGCCCGTGCGCCCGTTCTCCGTCGCGCTTGACATCATTAACGCGCGAAGTAAATATGTGGAACCCCGGCAGTGCTGTACCTTTCATCGTTATAATGTCGTTGCCTCTGGCCTCACTCAGCGCCCTAGCCACAGAAGTGTACATGCCGTCAAAGCACTCGCTTAAAACTACGTTGGTGTAGTTAGCCAAAGCAGGATAGAGTATGGGCGAGTCCTGATATGTCGCTGCGCCTAGTGTGTACCCCCACTTGCGATCTAGCCAAAAGTCTCTTAGCTTGTCCACCTTCACGGATACTTCATTACACTGCTCACTAGTCAGCACTTTAACTCTATCAACATCCATATTACGGTTATCTCCGCTCCATACTGCGTTTCAATCGCTCCAACTCCAAAGCTGCCGCAGTCACAGTCTGGAGTGCTATTTTAACTGACCGTTCGGCAAGCGCCAGTTCCGACTTGGCTAGGCCATACTTCTCTTTAGCCTTAGCCAGCCTCTCATCAGGGAATTGCTCTAACTTCCTAGACCTACCAACTACTCTCTCATACTCAGTCATACGGCTGGTCGTCTGTTTTCCATCTGCCTTCTCGCTCGACGCGCTCTTTGCGTTTCTTATCTAGCTTGTTTTTCTTTTTGGCGTACCGCGTGCGTGCCGCTGTTCTACTGGGTTTTTTGTCTGTCTCTCGCATGTTTCTCCACTCCACCATGAAGCCGCGCCTTATTTTTATTATTCTAATCCCATGGGATTAAAGCATAAAAACGCGCCTTTGGCTTATCTTAGTGTCCGTCGTAGGCTTCCTCTGCGTGCGTGCCGAGTATTTCTTCGGCCAACTCATCTACCAGCGACTCAGGTAGCGTATTGATTATCTCCTTCCCGTACGACCCTTTGCCAACTGCCACCACGCTATACACAAACACAGACGGGGACATCACGTTTACATCAGGTTCCGCGCGCTCGTACTCATACTCCACTACCACAGGCTCCTCTCCGTTACCTGTGTCGATATGCCTATCTACTCTTATAATCATATCTAGTCTCCTCTTTATTGATAATTTTATTAAAATCGTCGGCCTGTCGCCTTTTCAGGCGTGTTTTAAGCTACGCGGCTATCTTACTCCCATTTTATATTTAGTGGGTTTTGTCCATCAGGTTCGCCTTCGCTCGTTTCACTCTCTACTGCGGTGTTTTGTTCGCCCCGCTCCATTACAGCGGCTATAGCGATTTTTAGCTCTGCATCGGTGAACCTTGTGGCTCCCCCTGTTTTGTGCCTTAGCTGCCTTTGCACCATCGCATATACCGCGCCCCTAGAATACCCAAATTCGTTAGCAAGGTTAATAGCTGTTTCACCATTGGAATAACGCTCTAATATGGCCTCCCTAATCACTGCTTTTTCGGCGGGAGTTTTGAATGTCGCCAGCGTATTTTCAGACACCCATTTGTCCACAACTTCAGTGTGCTGTTTGTACTGCTCAGAGATCAAAGAGCGCAGGTATTGGGCGGTAGTAATTGTGTGTATTCCTGCCAGTCCAATTAGGATAGTTTTCTCTGCTCTAGTGAGTTGCACCTGCGCTAGCTCATTCCTTACGGTGCCGCTGTACTTAGTTGATTCGGTCATAATTAGCCCTCTTGTATACATTTGTTTAAATGAAACACTAAATAATTTGTCGGAATTTCGTATACACGCCATCTCGATTCCACAAAATTATCACAACATGTATTGCACAGTCAATAGAATGTGTATAGGTTTTTTGTGGAATAGACAATTTGTTTAGACAGTTTGGGGTGATATTTGTCTAAAATACGGCGAGTTTTCCCATTATGTGGACATGTTTTTGATATATTTGGGTACGGAAATCTACAAAATGTATACATGTAATTTGGCGGAATGAT